CTTAAATCTATGCCAGCATTCAATAAAATCTCCCTACACCTAAATTTAGTAAACTCTTCAAAATCATTCTCCATCATATTGCCCCCTTCTCGATAGTGGAACGTAGCAGTGAAATTAATGTTATTATACCAGAACGTTTGTTTGTATTCAAGGTCTAATCTTATCTTTCGTATATTTATTTGATGCCGTTCATCGGCTAACATAGATTAAATATAATAAACTCTGTTGCAAAACAGAGATAAAATAAGGCACTGCGCTTCAGGTGGGGATCCCTTAGCGCACAGCATTATTGATTGGGTGTTAGAATATCATACGATAGGGTCATACTGTGTATCATTAGACATTAATCGACAAATATCCTTGTCTGTATATTTTATCCCTCATGGGATATTGTGTCAACTTATATTGTTTCATTTTCTGCGACATGTTATTATTTACCAGAGGTGGCATAATGGGTCGTAATTTAGTGGATATAGGCGATAGAGCATATAGCGCCAGGGTAAATAAAAGAATAAAGCAAGAACATTTAAGTGAATCCTTGGGTATCGCTCAATCTTCCTACTCCAGATTTGAGAATGGAACCTATGATATGCCGATAACGAAGATCATGGAACTTTGCGACTTACTAGATATATCTGTGATGTGGTTGCTTTACGGAAAATGATTTTGTTTATTTTATATATATTTCTATTGAAGTTTCAGCATTTCGCCAAGTATACAATTATTACCTATCATGATATGATTATCTCGGATATAATTAGAGCCCTGCACATCAGGAGAGAGACTGGTGTGTGGGGTATCTTTCATTTATGGACAAAAAAATAACCCCTAGCCAATTAAGACCAGAGGTTATTTTATGCTTATCTACTCATTAATTCTTTAAATGCCTCAGCTCCGAGCTGTCCATTGGCTGTCTTGTATCCCATGCATTTACGGAATACATTCACGGCCTCCGTTGTTGCAGGTGTCCATATTCCATTCACCGTGAGATTGTTGCACTTTAGCTCATTGAGCTTTGTCTGGATTGCTCTAGTCACGTAAGGAGTGGTGTGTTTGGCATCGAATACCGTTGTGAAATCACCTTTGACTTGAAAGTGGGGACTATCCGGAGAACTGGTCCAATTCGCTCCAGCTTCAAATCCGTATTTCTGCATCGTCCGGATGATGATCTGCGTCTGAGGATCTTTAGTATTCCAGATTGCCACCATCTTGCCATTTACCAAACGCTGAGGAACCACATCAACCGCTTTCCGACTCTTATGTACACTATTTAGTGTCCAAGTAATCTTGCCCGATTTAGGGCTACAATAGGCGGTTGCAAATGCATTATTAATTCCTTTAATGACAGCTTCGTAAATTGTACGTCCCTGGCAGTATAAGTAGTTCTGTCGTTGCTGTTGTCGATAAGTTTCTACGACCAAGGGATTCACTCCCTGGGACTTAATATCTGCTATGGCAAGCTCTAGCATGGTTCGGACCATCTTATTCAACTCTTTCAGATCAGAGCATCTTTCTGGTAGTTTATTCATCTGTTTTTCCCTCCGCTTCTTTTCCGCTAAGTAGTTTTTTCCCTGCAGCATCAATAAAGTCCCCTGATATTTTTAGACCTTTAATCAGAATATACGGTACTTTATAACCCAAGTCTTTTAGATTTTCGAGTATGCTAACTATTTCATTGACGATTATGGTCGCAAGCGTGAACCATCCCATCCATATCATGAAACCTAAGTTTATGCCCAAAATGTCGCCCAACTTAATAAATACAAATGAACACCCGAATGCAATTGCAATAATAACCCAGTATCCTGTCTTCTTTGCGATTCCACGGATACCAATTGCTGAGCTTCCCTCGTTTTTCTTCCTAGCCTTCGCCCATCCTGTAATCCAGTCAGCTATATTTAATCCCAAGTAAAAGGCAAATAGAAACCAAAACTGACCAAATATTAAAGTCATTACACTTACAATTAAACCACCCGCTCCTTTGATACTACTTGATACTTTTTCCATTCTCTTTCCTTCTTTCTCATTTTCTGTATTAAAAAAGGAGCCCGAAGGCTCCTAGTTCCTAACTATTTATAACTTCTAATATCTCCGCTTTTTCTACTTCTGTTAGCTTCGTATAAGTGTCGATCACATCTTCTGCTAACCCCTCTCCGGCAGCCACTCTAATTTTAATTGCACTAACAAATATAGCTAGTTTCCAACTTTGCATATTATTACACCCCCATCATTTCTGCATAAGCCAAGGTAAGATTATTTACCTGTTCTTTTAGCAATTCTGTTTCAGATTTTGGAATGTTTGTAAAAATTGGAACGTGTACTTCACTGCTTACATCAATGCCTGCTAAAATTTTTCCTTCCGGTACATCAACCCATATGAATGGGACACCTACAGGCTCTCTTACATCTCCACTCATTTGCGAGATTAAATACCCTACTTCATCATAAATTATTAATACACTATTCATATTAAGCTTCCTTTCTACTCGTATGCTGCCCATGTATATGTAGCAGCGTTATACTTTACAGGTAATATAAAACCACCATTTGTTACAGATGCATAACCGGCATCACCTTTGTAATGTTCCATATAATCAGATGTATAATCTGCTGTATAACCTACCCCAGCCATCTTTATTGTCTTCGGGTAAAGTCCTCCAGATACTACTATTTCCTCATATATTGTATAAGCCTCAGCAGATGATGTTCCTATTTTTACATAAATAAGCTTTGGTAAAAAACTTAAACCAGTAACTGTTACAAATTTTTTACTTGTACTAATACCTGCTATAGTTTCAAAAGATGCATTTGTACTAGAGGAAACTATTGTGCCACTGGCTGACCGTTTACCCGCAATTACGTTTCCAGTTACACCAAAGATTACTTTATTTAGCAGTATATTAGCTGGTATTAAATCAGCATCACCCAATATTGTTTGGATCCCACTTAAATACTGGTTAGCTGCTAGAGTTTGATTAACAGTGCTGGGGGTAATTGTGGCCACCCCTTTGCTTGGGACTGTACCTGTAACTTTTAAGCCATTTACATAAGCAGTTACTCCTAATAGCATTTGTCCTGCAACTGCTGTAGCGTCTGATGTAAATGTGCCAAGAATACCTCCTACAGTTGTGCCAGCTTTTATTACACTAGCTATAAGTCCAGTAATTACAGCTTTTACTTTCTGCAATCCACCATGCTTACCTACAGGTATTGTATATTCAGCACCCTCAGTAGCTAAATTAATAGTTGTAGTAGTGGTATTGTTTGGCATAGTACCGGTCAGTAGAGCACCATCAACATAAACCTTTTTGCTTAATAAAACATCACCAACTACAGCATCTCCAGCACTAGTATCTACTACATTTGCATTACCGGCCACCCCAAATATATTAGCACCTGCTTTAATATTAGCGCTAATTAAGTCAGCGTCACCAAGTATTGTCTGTATTCCGCTTAGATATTGGCCAGATGCAATTGTTTGGTTTACTGTACTTGGAGTGATTGTTGCTAATGCTTTACTTGGTATTGCACCAACTAAACCTGTATCATCGTCGTTGCTGAAAAGTTTTCCTGCTAGCACATCTGCAGCTACGACATCACCCTCTGCACTAGCCTTGATAAAAAAACAGCCACTAGACTCACTATACCAAACCGTTACAGCCTTACCAGTAATTAACTTTGGTGTGGTTGTTGTGCCTGGCTTATAAAGTGGTTTCGCGTTTATAGTTGTTGCTGCTGAACCGTTGTTAGCACTAATAACAAAGGTTCTTGTAAACCCATCCAGTAATTCAACATTAACTAAAATGATTGCAGTTCCTGTTCCACCCGCGGTTTGAAATTTTCTGGCCGCGTCTAACTCGGTATCAATCTTATCCCAATTAGGATTTATTACTGTTATATCTGGGGGGCTATCGTTAAGTTCTATTTTCTTAAGCCCTAAATTCGGTGTTGTTTGCATCTCTTGTCACTCTCCTTAATCTGTTACTGCTACAGTGATTATATAGCTCTGACCTACATTTACTGGGTTCGGAGCAATTGTAATTGTGCTAATTACTGGTGCTACAGTATCTAGTATAACGGTTCTTACTACGCTGCTTGATTTTCCAGCTAAATCTGTTGCTATCACAGTAATTGTATTGCTTCCCTCAACTAGGGTTAAAGCCTTTGTAAAATTACCACTACCATCAATTGTTACCGCAATTGCACCACCAGCGTTAAGTTTAACTGTAGCTGAAACAGAACTACTTGTTGCATCATTTGTTACACCAACAATCGTTAAATTTGCATTATTCTGATAGGTTGTTGCACTTGATGGAGTAGTGATTGTCAATACCGGTGGAACTGTATCAACTATAAATGTCCTTGATGATTGAGTCGCTAAATTTCCATCATTATCTTGAATATTCACTAATATAGTATGAGAGCCGTCAGATAATGCGGATTGTGGTGTATAAGTTACATCAAATCCATTAGCCACGGTCGTTACTACAACTCCAGGACTTACATTAGTTAAGTTAGCAGCAGCATCAACCTTTAAGGTAAGTGTATTAATTTTAATACCTGAGCCATTTGACTCATCTCTTAATTGAATAATTATTGCAGGTGTATTTGTTGATAAGTTCGCGCCACTTGCTGGAGAAGTAAAAGCAATTGTTGGTTTAGCCAATTCTTTTACAGTTAATTTAAGGCTTGCACCTAAAGTTGCATGAGCATCTGTTACAGTTACTATATTTCCAGCTAAGTCTGTCGCTTCTGCAGTTACCGGATAATAATGATTTGCGTTTACATTAAAACTGGTGATTGCAGGTGCAGCAATTGTACCTTCATATTTACCTGTTGAACCATTATATGTTAGCACTGTCCAGACACCATTTATTTGAACTCTTACTGTATTAACTGCCATATCTTTTTCCTCCTTTCTAATAAGTTTTTAGTCCTAACCAGTTTGAAATACTTTCCTTAAGCGATTGCCAGTTTGTAATAACACTCTTTACTCTTGACCAGCTGCTTTCTATAATCTCCACTTCAATAAATATGGGTTGATTAACTTCAGTTATTTGATTAGTGTTTCCCCATGTAAGTTCTGTGTTTTTTATTACCTGCCAATTTTGATGCTGATATACATCTTGCCAAGTCTGATTGGGATTAATTATTATGCTTTCAATTCTAAAGTCTGCCATTCAAGCACCTCCTACTGTGGCGGTATGTAGTCTTTTATTATTTGCCAGTTAGTAGCCGTACTTATGGCTGACCAATCGGCATAGTTTAAAATCACATCAGCCCATACAGAGAAATACTTAATTACAAGAAGTTTGAGGTGACCTGGAACTAATGGTTTTAGAGCCCTAGCAATATCATCATATCGGTAGTCTTTTAGACTATCCGGGCTTAAAACTTGAACTCGTAATAAACCATAACCAAGCTCTGGATTATTTAGCTCATTAGATCCGTAAAAGGTAGTGATGCAGTCAGAACCTGTTATGGTATTGACGATCTCTTTTATCTTTCCTTCATGCAGTTTTTTACCTTTTTGGAATAGTGATATTAAATAACTTTTCCTTTGTTCGAGTGTCCCCTGCCCTTTGATCCGAAGAAAGTTTTCAATCCTAACTATGGCATCATTAGAAGCACTAGTGATAAACATATCATTTTTAATCTTCTCAACATCCGCATAAAGTTTATCTAGATTCTCATTCTCAACATCAAATATTACATTAAGCTCAAAGATGTCTTGCATAAAATCTGGTAAGTAGGTTTTTAAAAACACTTTCCTTTCAGCACCTTCTATCACCTGAAGATAGATCTCGTATCTGGAGTCAGCACTGTCTATATATGAAATAATTCCGTTTTCACTTATCTCAAATAGCAAAGCATAATTTCCCGATACACTTGGAGCATCAGCTTCTCTCCTCCAAGTACCATCACCACTGTTAATCATACTGTGAGTCACGCCATCCACTGTATATTTTATATAATCTATCATGCTGTCACCACCAGACTTAAGCCATTTAATACTGGTATTTCTTCACCGGTTAATGCAATATCAATTGACGCGCCATTAACTGTCAAGTTGCTTAAATCAGCGATACTAGCACAATCTAATAACGCACTTCCTAATCGCATATAACTAACGCTATTTTTAACATAAGTAATAGAGGCTAGGTAATCCGAAATTGCATTGGCTGCACCTTCTGGATCCGTATATCCTTCCGCCAGAATCACATTTGCTGCAATATTAATATCTTTTTTTATACCGCCGGTAATAGTCACCTTGCTGCCGATTGGAGCAACACCATTACCTAATCCGGTAATACCAGGATCTATATAAGCCTGAAATTTCTGGACTAGCGTAGTCTCGGCCGGGAGAAAGTTTCCATTTGTAATGGCAATTTTAACAGTATTCCCGCCATTCCATAATGGAAATACTTTGGCCGTACCAACACCTTCATATTCTGTGGCCCATTGCAGATATTGCGCAACATTACCATCCTGCTCTGGATCAATTAGATATTGTTTCATTCTCACTCTCAGGTTGCCATCTGTTTCTTCATCTGATCCGCTTGTAATAATCTCTGTTAACGTAGCCGTCACACCGTTTACATTGTCAATATTCTCAAGTATCCCGTTATATGCATTTCCCATTTCTCCTGATTGCTCACATCTTGCACAATATTCATTAGTTGACAACAATTCAGTAATTTCATATGTTGTATCATTTAGTCCCCATCGAGTACCGATATCGACTGTTCCACTGGTTTCAATCCGCCTTATTGCATAGGTGGCAGCTTTGCGTGTTATTCCATAATCAGCAGCCTTACGGTCCAGGTATTCTCCTACCGACGTATCAATAAAAAACAAGTCGTAATAGTTACTTAGTAAAAAATAAACTTGTGCTAACTGATAGGCACAAGGGGCAAGTGCATCATAAATTACTGACCCTTCTCTCTTATCAATATCATTCGTAACCCGATTAAGCATATCAGACAAGATAACTTCATATGTTATTTCATTGAACATTAGACATTCACCTCCTTCGTAATCGTGATTTCTCCATAGATGCTCACCACATCAAACATGCAAAGCATTTCATCACCTGAAACAGAATACACAAAGTTATCTACACTCTGAATTCTTTCATCTTGGAGTAAACACTCCTGAATGCGTCTTTTTAATTCAATCCGTACATATACCGGATCTTTACCGATCAAGCTTTCCAAATCGATTCCATAAGAAAAGCTATATATCGGATACTCATACTTTTCAGTATTCAGCATCTTATATATAGCCTGTTTCAGAGCTTCCAGATTGTCCGTAAAGCCTTGTATCTTATCAGTGGATAGTTTATAAGTCTTAGTGGTTTCTATGTCCTCTGTAATCGTTAAATCAGTTGTTAGTATTGTGCTCATTTAACTATCACCTCCAGGATATAAAATTGATGTCCACCATTATTGCGGAGTAACCGAACTTTATCACCAATAATAATTGTATTTTTCAAATTTCCAACAACGTTTTCATTTGGTAAGGTGAGCTTGTCACTTACTTTTATTCCGTCAACGGCTACTGTACCGATGGTAAATTCACAAAGCTTTACGTTCTTTAAATAATTTTGTATTATTGTTTTAATTTCATTTATCATATAGCCACCTCGATTGACATTGTATGGACCGGTAAAAAATCATGCGTAACAGACCTAACTATTAGCCTTTTATTTTCAAGTCCAATATCTTCTATGGCTGCGTAAAAACTTGAACCTGCTCTTATTCGTGTATCACCTAGACATTTCATTGATAAAGTTTCCTTTTCTAGGTTATAAAGCCCTAGCAAGGCATCCGACATAGATTTGGCTTGTGATGCATTATAATTTTTGTCCAGGACTTCAAAATACTGTAATAATCCGTAAGTAGTTACTGATCCATTATCTGTCTTGATATATGTATCTCGTTTTCCTGTGGTTTCATTGTCACTGACAAGTTTAATCACATTATAAAATTCTTCATCAATGGATTTTTCGTACTCATAATCGTAACAGAGACTTTCATCTCCCAATGCAAGATTTAACTTTAAATTTTCTAAATCACGGAGACATATGCTTCCGTATTCGTCACGTAAGCAATACCATTTGCTTTTATTCATTCGAGTTTCCTGTATATCTTCATAGATTATATCTAGCCATGTTTTATCATCCTTAGGATCGGTTGACAGTATGTACTTTGTATCTGCAAGTGTTCCCATGGTAAGCCCGAGATAGTTACACATTTTTTTTACATGAGATGTAGCTGTTTCGCCTTTTGATACTATCGTATCTTTTGCCTTAGCATATCTAAGCTTGTCATATGCTGTGACGGTAATTTCTTTGCTCTTATTCCGTCCATGCTTAAATATAATACCAAAAAACTTTATATGATCATCAATAAATCTAACTAAGCTACCGTTTTCAATTTTTAAATCATCATCAATAAAAGAAAATTCAAGCTTGCTGCATCCATCATTTAGCTTATCAGTAAATGATACGGACTTCACAAGCTCGCTTATTTCGTACATTTTACCATTTACTTCGACAATGAATTCCATCTCGCATCACCTACTTCCGTTTAAGATATTGATCAAGTGCAGCAGCAAAATCAGAAACCCCTTCGTCTGATTTAATGTAGTTTTTATTTATTGCCTTCGTTGTTGGCAGAGGAGCTGAATACTTTGAGAATTCATCATTGGTCGGAATATTAAGTTTCCACCCAATCGTTATCGATGACGCGTTTTTAATTTTATCTTTGTTAGCATTAAAGATAATATTACACTTGGATCCATCTCCGTAATACTTTTTTGCAATCGTCCATAGGTTATCGCCGGATTTTACAATATGATATCCGGTCGACTTAGGATTGACCGCCTTCGTAGCAGCTGCCTTTTTCTTTTTAGCCTTTGTTTTTCCTGTCGAAAAGGATGTTATCTCTGCAATGCTTGCTGATTTCTTACCGTATTCTCGGTATTCAAGGAGTTTGAAACTGACGTACTTATCACCCTCTTCTCCGGCCTTCTCTGTGATTTCAAGCTCTTCTATTAATACAAGAACACTGTCACCCTCTTTTCTGCTAATCTTGCCACTATCGTTTGTATCTGTACCGTACACGAAGCGAACCGGAAGAAAGCTTTCTCTAATTTTTTTAAGCGTAGTCAAGAAAGTCTTCGCGCCAATGAATTCATCTGGATTTTCAACATAAGAACATATATCATGTGGAAATTCTGTCTCGAAAGAAAACTCTCTAAGTTCCATGTATGCAGGTACGGCTATTTGCCCAAGTTTTAATATCTCATGTTTTTCTATGGACATTGCCGTGGTTTCCTTTATCTCTTCCGGATTAACAGGGAGTTTATAAAGTAAACCATCAACATCGAAATATACTATGTATCCACCCATCAATATCCCCCTTCCGCTGCCAAGGCAATTTCTTCTTTCATGATAGCCTCCAGTTCGCCTTTAAGTTTATTGATATCGGCTGTTTCTTTGATGTCGCTAATATTAAAGACTACATTCGGAGCAAGTGTTGCTGTACTGAATTTATTAATATAATCCCTCTCAGCAATATCTCGAAGGTACTGAAGATCCTCATCAGCCATATCCACTTCAACCGCGTCGTTATTACCTTTGCCTTCTACAACTACAGGTCCTTCATACGGATCAACTCCTGGGTTTTCTGCGCCCTCTGCCGCTTTCTCTGCTAGAGCACTTGCCTTTGTCTGCGCTTCCGAGATTTCTAACTGCCTTGCAGCAGTATCGGCCATAGCATTTGCTTTCATATCTTTAAGCGTTGTATCACGTCCAGCTATTTCTGCCTCTTTATCAGCAACATAGCTATCTAATCCACTATTTCTAGCTTGCTTTTCTGCCTCGTTTTCAAGTTGTGCATTGGTACCGAATGTTACTTCTTCGACAAACCCAATATTTACTCCTGGTATTTTATTCAGAATCCCAATAAATCCATTAATGATTCCGATTGCACCATTGACCAAGTTTTGTAATATAGATAAAACGTTTGCTTTCATGTCTCCCATGAAGTTTGCTATATTAACTGCCATTGTCATAAAGCCGATCTGCAACTTAGCAATCAAATCCATAACAAAAAATACACCTGTGAAAAATCCAAGTTTCATTAAATCCCATGCAAATAGTACCCTATCCACAACAATCATCCATGCAATTTTGAAACCACCAACGGATTGAACCCATTTATAAACTGCACCTACAACAACTCCGATTCCGACTGCGATCCATGTCCATGGATTAGAAAGCATGGCTGTTATTAGTGCTCTGTTAGCTGCAACGCTTAACCATGTAACTGCGTTGCTAATACCCATTGCTACTGCATAAACCCCCACGCCTGCCGCTATTCCGTAAAAAATCGGTGCAATGTTTCCCCAGTTGTCGGATATCCATTGAGCACCTTTCCCTATCGCCTCAAGCAGCGGAAGGAATGTTTGTAATAGATTGTTTTGTATGGATGTCCATGCCTGGCCAAATGTCATTGGCATTGTTTCAAATTTAGCATTGGTTTCATCTGCTGCAGCGAATAAAGCATTCTTTACGATAAGTCCAGTAATTTCACCTTCGGATGCCATATCTTTTAACTTGCCGATAGGAACCTCCATATAATCAGCCACTGCTTGCATTACATTAGGCGCTGACTCGAATACTGCATTAAATTCTTCACCACGCAAAACTCCGGAACCTAAGGCTTGTACGAGTTGCAAGCTTGCGGAGGCTGTTTCCTGTTGGCTTGCACCTGCTATTACAAACATCTTGTTTAGTGTTTCAGCAAAAGCAATCGTTTCTTCATTAGATCCAAAAGCATCACCTGCTCTCTGTCCTAACTTAGCAACAAGATCTGCAGTGGTCGTATATGATGCTCTTGACCTTTCAGCAGATTGGAATATCATTTCCTGTAACTCAGCCGTAGTCTGCATTCCATCATTCATCAAATCAAGTCTTGCTGTCGTCTGTGTCATTTCATCGGATAGGCTCAGTGTTTTTTGTACTGCAGCTAAACTAGCAACCATACCAACAAGCCTTCCTATCCTGCCACTAGCGTTATTGGCACTGCTACTTGTCGAGTTAAGCTTATTATTAAATCTATCTGTTGAGCTACTCGCCTTTGAAATCTTAGTTGTGGCTTCGTCGGTTTTCCGACTGATCTTATCGATTGTACTTGTATACCCATCTGTTAATTTAAAAATTGCACTTAAGCCTGGCATCGATTAACCTCCTTTCCGCTTTGCTCTATTAGTCTGCTTCTTCTCTTCATCTACTCTAATCTGGATGCTCGCGAAGATAAACGCTCTTTCTTTTTGGTCCATGTCATTGAGTGTGGACGGAAGAATGTGTAATTTTTGCAATGCAAAGTGCGCCAGATGAAATTCAGCGTCACCTTGCTTTATGCGTTTTTTACTTCTTCAATATCATCGTTGATATCTTTATCGAGTCCGCTTAAGTCACTGACCGCCTGTGATAATGTTGCAAACTCTCCGATATTCAGCATTTCTGTCATTAGATTGCTTTCACCGAGTACACCGTAGGCTTTTTGTAACTCTGCATTCGCAAGATCCGGGAACACTACAGCCGAAGCTACAAGCGCATGCGCATATTCTGTTTTATCAAGTGATTCCCTACCGCTCTTATCTTTCTTTGTATATTTCTTCATCAGCTGACCATTTTCTTTTTCAGTGATCGATCTGATCTCGAACGGAACTGACTTTCCATCTTCCATAAATCTATTAGATACAACAATTTGCTTATTTTCAGTTTTGATTGGATGCAAAAACGCATTTAATGAGCTCATAATATTCCTCTTTTCTTTGTATTAAAAAAGGGAGCCGAAGCCCCCTTACTCGTAGTTACTTATCTGTAATTCTCAGGCAATACAAACGAACTCATAACATTAATGTCATCAAAGGTAAAATCACTATCAACAGTGATTGGATCATCTGAGCCATCATCAATTACAGCAACAGGAATAGTTTTCAAAATTACATTTAACAATACAACCTCTTGTCTTCCGACTGTAGACGCTGCATCTTCGTTGTAGCATTGAATTGTGATTCCTTTTAACTTACCCGTTTTCAGATACTCAACTGTCCTATTGAGATGTTGGCTATTCATAAAGTACATTGTGAGGCTTCCAGTTCCCTCAGCTCCAGCAACTTTATGCTGAGTCATTCGATGTCCTAACATTCTCTTTGCCTGGATGATTAAATCTATCTGAGCCTTTAAACTGGACAGTTCGAATAACTCTCGGTTCTTTTCGTCAATAGAAGCAAATGCTTTACCCTCTTGTGAGGATATCGTATCACCTAATCTTGTATAATTATCTGACATTGTTTAATCCCCTTTCTTAGGATAGGTTTACAGTTAGGTAAATCTTTTCGATGCTATCTACCGGCTGGATGTAGCAATTAATTACCACCGCATCAGAATCAGTTCCAGCTACAACGGTTACATCACCAGCGGTAAAATTCTGGATTGCTGATAATCTTTGTAGCTCATTAAAATACTCGATTAAGGTAGCCCTAAGTAGCGAGCGCCCATCTGCAGTATTATTCGTTTTGCCAACATAGTTACTTTCGAATATCTCCGTAATATCATTGTTGATACCTTGGAGGGTTCGAATTACACGGTTTTTCTTAAACTGCTTACCCTTATCCACCGATACCGTAGTCAATGAGTTGATATCATATACTGCAGTAACATTCTGTGCTGTATCAACTTTGAAGATAAACTCTCCTGCAATAACAGCTGCTTCCATCTCCGTCTTGGTCATTCTCGGAGATACATCAATCGCCCCTACATACTTTTTACCAGTATTAGATTGACTGATACTTGCGCCTGCTGTAACGCCTCCTACCCATGCTGTAGTCTGTGCTGCTGTAAGCACTGTTTCATCGGATAGTTCAATCCCATGTGTGACATTAATGATGAATTCACTGTCAGCAACATAATCAGCTAATACAGCTTGGATGCCGACACCTTCATCCTTAACCATAGCCTCGACCCATGTTGCAATAGCTAATTGATTAGCTGAGGTTACATATGGATAAACTAAGACATTAAAGTCTACTGTCTTAAGAGTCACTAATGCGGTAGTAACATCTGCTGCGTCATGTGCTGTCCCCAGATTATAAACAATTACTGTCTTTGCAGCCTTTAAGGCTTCATTGACTAATAACTTATCCGCAGCTGTTACATCTGTTGGATACTTACTTGTATCCGTAGCAGTAATTTTGTACATTTCTCCTGCAATGCCTTTACTCATTTCTTGCAATAAAACAACTGTTCCTCTATCCCCTAAGGTAATAGATAACGGTGCATTAGTAAGAAAATTAAGATAGGCACCAGGAAGAATTTTATTCTGAGAGGTAAAAGTTCCACCCATGATCTATTCCACCTTTCTACAAATTTGTATTTGTTGTTTGTGTCTGCATCGGTACTGATGTTTCCGTTTTCATTTCTGAATACTTCACATCGAACGTAATATGCAACACGTTATCAGTTATCCTGGCATCCTTATTCAGTACCTTGAAAGTACCAATAAAATCAAAGGCCCGGAGTAAATCTTCTTGGACTCTTAAACAGTCTGCTTTGATCTCTGTTGCTCCCTTATCGGAGAAGTAGGCCACATCAAAAGATAGTGCACCATTGTACCTGGTATTAATCCGCTTACTATAATCCTGGTCGATTACACTAATCAAAAAAGCTGGGGTAATGAACTTTTGAGGGATATCTTCCACGTAGCGCTTGTACCCGGTAGAGTAAACTTCCAACAATTTATTTATGATTGTTTGCCTAATCTCACTTATCATGTTCTCGGTTCACCCTTTCTATTTCCTTTCGGAATTCTACTTCAAGAGCCTTATTAACTTTATGCTCTGCTTTCTCAAGCATAAACTGTCCATTTACCCACCCAGTTGTTTCTCCCGCACCATTTACCAGTCTGTGGCCGTCATTGACAAAAGATGCATAGTCCATATAGTTTGCAATAGACTTTTTAATCCCTTGACGTGTATGTGCTATCGGAGTTGACTTCCAGCTCTTTCGCATGAAGCTAGTTACAACCGGAGTATTCCTTTTTACATCTGCTACTCCAATGGAAACGGCTTTCGTTAAAATTCTAGCATCTATCTCAGACACATCATCAAGCATGGCTTTGAGTTCTTTTCGGAACTGCTTGATAGCGATCTGATTGGCTCTCTGGTTATTGTTCATGCCGTATCACTTCGCTTTACTCGATATTGCATACCACCCGAATAAGGAAATCCCTCACCGGCTGTCAGAGTTACTTGCTTACCGTTTCGCTGGGTGACGATAATCTTGTCACCCTCGAGTACATTTGCAGTTAAGGAACAAAAAAGCATATGCGAACTAACCAGAGTAGGAATGCCATCATCTCCTGTCTCAGCCAAAGAGCCTTTACTGTAATGGCACTTAATTCCTGATGGTGTAATCAATTGTTCGGTATTCGTACTAACTCCTTCAACTTCTGTTTCCTTCCATCGGTAAATATCCATCTTGTCTTTCCATAATCGTTCAAGAGCTGTCACTATCTCAACCTCCTAAACCTCTGCAAGGTTTTTTTATCCCTGTCTGATAAACCGTAGATTGTCTCCTTTGAGACTTTATCGTCTACATTGTAAGTAGTAGTTGTATCGCCCTCATGAAGACTCTTAATGTCAAATACGGAGGTCGTGCCGTTCTCGGCTTCATAATTGATAATACCCTGGACCTTCTTCCGGATAAAAGGTTCTGCTTCAACCGGTAGCTCTACAAGGTTACAATAATTCAATGCATCCTGGATTGTATCAGCAATTATTAAGTCTCTGGATACATCTGCAATCTTAAGATTGGTTTTCACCAATATTGTTAATTCTGCTATAGTCACCGTATCAACTCCTTTCGAAAAAGGGAGCTGATTTTACTCAGCACCCTCATTAGATTTTGCAAGCAGATCCAGAAGCTCTGCTTTAGTTGCTTTCTTATCGTATTCAATGCCTTTTTCATCAAGCAGCTTCATAAGCTCCTTATTGGTCGGATCTGCTTTCTTTTGAGCTGCTATGACATGATCATGCAGCCTTTTTACTCTATCTTCATATAATCCCATGACATTTTATCCTTTCTTTTATAAGTAGAGGGAGCATAAGCCCCCTCATTTATTGATAAAGTTACGCGGTCTTGAACATGAACTTCACAATACGAATCTTTTTCGGCTCATAGCATCTAGTCCAATTGGTTCCAGTCGCTAATTCTGCCATTGAAGGGAATTCATCTACTACACTTGCATCCGTCCATTTAACCCCACGAGGATGCAAGATGCTAAGACGTCTATTAACAAGGATATTTTCACCTGCTAAAGACTCGCCTTTTCTAACTTTTTCAGTCTCTTCAACGTCCGGATGACTTCCATTACCCCAAGCAATAGCACCTTCTCCGAATAAGTAAGACTCTGCTGCTCCTGTTGCTGAGTCAAATGCTAAAGAGTCATCAACAATAACAGTCTTGCCCATGAAGGTTTTAACTCTAATCTTTCCGGTGGAGTCTTCTTTGTACTGGATCAAATCGTTTTTAGCTAAGTAAGCCTCAACTGCACTGTGGAACATAACACCGGTCAAAAGGTCTTTTGCATCACCCATTTTTTGAGTAGCATCAATGAATGTTCTGCCGCTGATTAAAGCCAAGTCTCCGGCTAATGCGGTAATGTCATGGATTTTTTCAGCCATACTAGCGGCAGCGAAAACACCGTCTAAAGTTGCAAGCATTATTTTCTGGTATTCTCTACCCCAGTAAGCCGCGAATAAATCTGCGATTGCCTTCATCGGATCGGAACCAGACAGCAAAGAGGAAAGCGCATTCACGCCGAATGATTTAGTCCATGCCATTTTCTTTGCTACGTCTTTGTTTGCTGTAATTTTCCCTGGCACAGTATCTCCAGTATCTTTCATTAACTCTGGATCACCGGTAAGGTCATTCCAGAAAGGCATATTAATTAAAGTATTCGGGGTACTTGCTAAAGTATTGAATTCTTTGTTGTTTTCCGCAATTCCACTCTGGATCAATGCGGATAATTCCATAGTACGATTAATCGTATATGGTGTGAAGATTTCGGGTTGGATTACGTCTAATACTTTTGTTGACATATTGTATTACCTCTTCTTTCTCTATAATGGTTAATAGTTACACGCTTGCCATGTACTGCTTAGCAAGGTCTGGATTTTCTCTAAGCATCTTCCCTTGCTCGGTAAGGTTGAAATGTTCTTTACTCCAAGGGTTCTTACCACCCGCTGGGCTTCCTCCTTTGTTATACGGGTCTTTCCCACTAACAACAACAGTAAATAAATCCTTGTAAGTTTCTTTAATGCCTGTCAGCTGCTCATCAATACCAGATACAGCTCCATCAGTACCAACTACTAATTTGGACTTGTCAAACTTCGTAGCCAACAGATCCGGATACTTGGTATCAGTCAATTTCGCTTGGATTGCAGCATTGATTGTAATTTCTTTGAACTTGCTCTCATAAGTAGTTTTCAAGGTCTCAATCGTGCCCTCATGCGTCTTGATGGTTGCTTGCAAGGTCTCGTTACTTGCGTTATCCTTTTTGAGTGTACCTATTGTTGTCTCTGCAGTAGTAAGTTTCTCTTGTATTCCATCTTTCTCTGTCACAAGAGCATTATACTTACCAACTCCCACATATTCACCGCCACCAAGGTCTGCAAGTTTAACCGGTTTATTCTTGTTTTCTGGTAGGTTGTTATATGCAGTGATAGCCGCTTCAAATTCTGGATACTTGTCACCTAATATTGCTTTTAAAAATTCCATATTGCTCCTTTCATCGCCATGTTTTTAATTGTGGTGTCTCCACTGCGATACAGAAGTTTATATCCCATTCTGCAAGGGTTGGTTTAGTTTAAGCGTCATTTCGGACAATGAAAATAAGACGTTTAACCCAACGTCCATACTAGGGAGATATATCTTTGGATCACCATCCTAACTGGCATAACGCCATGAATAACCTCTTGTTGTTTTTCGCTTTCCAGTACAACACTCTGAAATTTTCCCATTATTACAACCTACTGCGTTTGCTGCTTCAATTGTAGATTCATACTTTGAAATAATTTCTCCTGTTAACGGGTTTAATTGTATGACTGTCTTTTTATTTCGGCCATGTCTCTGACCTAAACAAATGGGAATAGGGTGTTTTTTAACATAATCTGAAATTCTCTGGTTCCTTGTGCCCCAATTAGAATTTTCTTTACTTGTAACCCACTGAAGATTATCCGTACAATTATTTAGCTTATTTTCATCAAGATGATTAACCTCTGGCTTATTATCATTGTTTCCAACAAAAGCCATAGCAACCAATCTGTGTACTGAACAAGTCTTTTTAACACAATTATTATGTAGTACAACTATCGCGTATCCCTTACTTGTCTTTTGTTTTCTAATACCACCTCTTGTTTTATCCCCTGGATAGCTTTTTACTCTGCCTATATTGGATATTTGATATAAACCCTCATATCCTACAATATCTTTCCATTGTTCCATTTCTTCTCCCTTCTATTTTTCAATAAAAAAGAGAAGTGGTCGGTAATTATCCAACAAACTTCTCTGTGTTACACTCTCAATCTACATAATGTCTTTTGTTACACTTCTTACAGTAGTGATAATGCCGTTTCTTATACGGCTTTGATTTATCAGAACGTAACTCACTAGACATCTCATGGCCACAAAACAATCTTTTGAATAAGCTCAATCTCCTCACCACCCCTCATTTTGAGCATAAGAAAAGCACCAACCGAAGTCAGTGCCTATGGTATTAAATCTGTTATTCCTTTTGCAATATTAGCAGCCTTTTTCATGAATGAATTTTCTTCTAGGTACTCAAGGCCCTTCAGGGTAATTCTTACATCTGTTAGTTTTATACCTTTCATGCCCATACTTTTAATATAATGGACACCTTCAACGTATCCAGCGTCTTGTAACATAGCCATGATCAATTCCCACCTGTTTTGACTTATGTTTAATATCTCTGCAGATATTAATGATCGGTCAAACTCATCATAGTCCATGGCTTTTTCGAGTATTCTTAATATCTTATAGATGATTTTAAAGTTATCCAGCCTTATCCCTCCTTACAAAAATACCACCTACCGTTATGATAGATGGTATTTAATAACCTGCGTTTACTAATTCATTGTAAACTTTTTTGACCTTTTCAATTAATTCCTCATCATTTAACAAATTCTTTTCATTCGTTTTATATGGATCGTAATCAGCACATATTTCAGGCATATTATCAAGTATATGATTAGCGCCTTCATCTTCTAATTCCAACATTTCATCTGGAAAATCATACGAAAAAGCGTTACAATCGTATTCTCCGTTTATGACTTGTTCCATCATCTGCTTTAATTTATTTATCAACTGTATTCCACCCTTCCTTAGGTTTATTCTTTGCTACTATACTAACTATCTCTTTAGTATTTTTATTCTGGATAATAGATATGCTATCATAAAACTTTACAATCCTATCATCTCCATCGAAATAATTTGCTTCCTTCTTTAGAATATTAATTATATCATCCTTACCAAATGAGACCTTTCCTTTACTAGATTTCTGACCTAGAAACCTATTAAGTGAGTGATCTGTAAATTCATATCCTTCAGCTTTAAACTCATAGTATGTTTTAATAAGTTTGCTACGATATTCCTCTGAATAAGATTCCTTCTCTTTGATTTTTGAGATTGTACTATACTCACGCTTCTTATTTTCCCATTTCTCAATATCATTATACTTCAAATTTTGGAAATCATCAAGTGATTTAGGTGCATCTGATTTGAGAATATTCTCATAATTATTAAACTGCTTTTCATCACTGAATCTATTCTTCCATTTTTGTTCAACCAATACTGCCTTTGGATTACTTTCAATATACTCTTTATGCCAGTCCTTGTAATTCATATCAGCTGGTACTTTATAGTTTTTACCCGCTTCATCTCTTGCCACCCTAGTATCATCCGATAAGTCCACATCATCATAATAGGGTATTGTATCCGTTCTACAGAATGGATGAAATGGTGGATAATTAACCCCGGTCATTGCCTTACTTACCAAATACTTTTTACCATCTTGCTCCTGACATATGTCAGACGTTTTCAAGTCTAATGTAGCAAGTATCTCATATTGTTCAAGTTCATCCTCTTCGTAGGCCTTGAGCGTTCCTTGTTCGATTATGAATGAGCCTTCTGTATGTAAGAGCCTATACGCTTCGAATTCTTTAGTGTTGAAAGTCTTAGCAAACTCTTTAGTCAATGTCATAGGATTTCTACCCTGGATCAACATGGTAGTTATACTCTCGTTCATCTTCTGGAGCATATCAGCCTTTTGCTTCCAGAGCCGAGAGGAGAAGTCCGCTCCATTAAAAGGATACTTTATCAGTTCCTCCACTGTGCTAGCATTGATCTGTGCAAATTCAGCATGGAATCCTTTGTATTGGTCGATGTTATACCAGGTCTGGTAATATGAGTCGGAATAGACTTCTTTCAGTAGCTCTTCACCTTTGTACTGATAATCTGCATACAGCTGTTGAAGAGTGGCATCGATCTGTTTCTGTAATGCCTGGTACCTTGTTATCCTAGCTTTGATAGACATATTGTTGAGTTCCTGATCATATTCACCCATATGAGCGTAAGCCTTGTAAATGAATGCCTGTAGATCACCAATCTCAGTCTTATTTAGTTTACGAAGGGCAGTAGCATAGGATGGTGAGTCATTTTCAATGCCGTAACGCAAAACAAAGTCATTAATTACTTTTTCGATTTCCTTTTTTGATTGTTCGAAAGACTTCTTCAACTCTGCGTAGTATAAATTGATTTTCTTCTCACCGGCTAGGTACTTCTGTTCCTGGCGCTTCTCCCAATATTTTTTGTCGGCCATTACTCATCATCCTCTTTCGCGGCGGTGTCTGTTTTATTCTGATTAAGCATATCATCCTCTGGAAGCTTACCCTCTTCATCTATTCTAGCCTTTTCTGTAGCGTAGTCTTTAGTCCAAGGATGATTCTCAATGATTGTCTGTTGGCTGATAACTCCCATGCTATTCTGACAGTCTGTAATAGCAGTGCTCTCGTTTATCGCTATATCCCTATTGAAGACAATGCTGACCTCTTTATCAGATAATGTCTGCTTGGTAACCTCAAGATACTTATTGACAAAATACATCTGCTGCTCAAAGCTCCATTTAAAACTATCTTCCAATGCATTATCCTTTAGGTCTAATCCGGAATAAAGGAATTTCAATGCGATACCGGAAGGACTATTACCGAGTGAGTCTTGCCCTTTATCGACCGCTTGACCGAACCGATGAATATCTTTATGTAATTGTTCAAAATGCTTGGCGGCAGCATCGATATTAATTGTGGGATTAAGAGTGGTTACATCTCCATCTTCATCAACCTTGATACCGTGATAATATGCTAAGTCACGCATAAACTGACTCAGGTCTTCACCGCCATATCCCTTAAGAACATATATGAGGGTCCTGAGGTCTTCCAAGAGATTAGACACATCGGATCGGGTTAAATCATAATCATCTATCAGTGTTTTAACAAATTGCAGATCTGGTAATTCGATATCGTTATTTTTCCATGGCACGAACGGAACCCTTTCCCATGATCCGGGTTCTCCATTAATCTCAAAGTGTGCAAGCTGGATATCATCACCCTCTACATTCAGATACAATTCTGCATCAAGAATAACATTACCGTCAGTATCTTTCATGTAGTATTCAACCCCATCTGGAGTATGGTATTCTATCTTGGTAATATACTTCTTCGTCTTACCATCGTAGACTTCGACCTGGTAATACCTAATCATGGCTTGCAACTCCTCATGATCATTATCATCCCACAGAGGAATACACTGCTCGGATGGTATTCGCATAGTTCGCTTTTTACCCTTGGCATCTACGTACTCATAGCTCCATGCGATACCCTTATTACTACACTCCGTACCAAGTTGCACAAGTCTGTGCTGAAATCTCTTTCCCAGGGCGTCGGTAACTGCCTTGAGATATGTTTCATCCTTGCATTCCATGGTGTACGGTTTAGACAATAGATAGTTAACTTTATCCTCAACAAACTCATGCATGAAACCATGAGCCAGCTTGTGGTTAGTTTTGGTCTCATCCGGTACTGGCTGTTCATTCTCATATCTGATCATCTGCCGATCAAGGATATCATTCTCTACCCTGTAATAACTATCACCTTTAATCATGAGTTGTCTCTCTTTAGATAAGTTGAATTCATCTATGTAGATCTTGATGATCTCCGGTCGAGTCAGCACATTAATATTATTAATAAAATCCATCTTTATCACCTCGTTTTCGTAATACTATTCGCAAAATCCTTAATTTAACGAATACTTCAAATTGCTGTAACCCTATTAAACAGGGCATTGTTGATATTACCTACTATAAATGTATAGTATTACTGTTATTTTGAGCCTATTATTTGAATACTGTCATTCCTGTCTTGTCTACATTTTCAGCCACACCAGTTGTTGCATCTGGACCATCATCATGTTTGTTTTTACCCTCGCGCTGATACTTAACCATAGCAGAATAATATTCAGGCCATCTATCTCTCCAGTTAACCGGAAGATAAAAATGGTTTATTACCCATGTACTATTTGATAGGATCCTCGCAACCTTATTCTTGCTTTGATGGAACCATTTGATTTTAGTTTTGATACTTCTATACGTTTCTTTCAGTATTCTTTCAACGGATCTGGCAAATCCACGTCCCCCATTATTACTTTCTATATCAGCTACATTTACGCTGCACTCATATAATCGCTTAGCAACTTCTGTTTCAGTAACTTCCATAGGATCCTTAGTGTAGTAAATATCTAATACATAAGCCTCTTTCTGATACACTCCATAAATGATAAGGCATAAGAAGTCATCGCCTTCGTCAGCAGTGTCACAGTAGGCTTTAGTCGATGTAAATAGAGGATTGCCATTCTTATCTGTTGGAAGCTCTATGTATGTCTTAAAAGAACTATACAGTCTACCTTTCAAGTCAATCGGTTCCTGTTGATAGTTGGCGCTTGCTATGTCTTCACCCATGGCGCTTATTTTATCCTGGTATGATTTATACGATAAGATTTCACTACACAGCATCTGTTTTTTTTCTTTATCAAGCAGCGCTCTCATGGAAACGTGTCTAATTCTGGCACCTTGTTGTTGATAGTGATCCAATGCTCTGCCGGCAAGATCATCACTCGCCCATCTGGTCATGATTATGATAATCTTACCGCCCTCTTCAAGTCTGGATAGCATCGTATTAGTGAACCAATCCCAGTGTTTCTCTTTGACCGTTTCGTTGTAGGCTTCTTCTGCATTTTTGATAAGATCGTCTATAATCATTAATGAACAACCGAAGCCTGTTGCAGTACCAGTTGGCGAAGTAGCCAGGTAGTTGTTATAACCATCGTTAAGGCTCCAGAGGTTCATAGCTCCATCACCTTTTTTAATTGTCACACCTGGAAACACATCAGAGAACACAGGTTTATACTGATCTGCTTTCTCTTCCAGAATATTGTTACGAACGTTCTTAGAAAACATGGTCGATAAAGTCTCATTGTATGATCCGGTCATTATCTTTTGCGATTGATCCTTACCTAATACCCATTCAACTAATAAGCCAGCTGTTCGCGATTTACCATGTCTAGGTGGCTCATTAACTACCATTACGCTTTCATCTGATTCAAGGAACTCTTGAAATTCTCTACATAAGTCAGTGAGATATTCTCTATTGGTTTTGTAGAAGTCGGGAGCTTTAAGATTGCAATAAAAAAAGAACTCACGCCTAGCGAGTTCTATCTTTGCACCTAATCTAATTAGTTCCTTATCCATCCTTAACCAACTTCTTTAATTCTTCTGTAGTCAAATTCTGATATGGATTATTAACATTACCACTTAGCTCCACGTCTCTTTTATCTCTCCACTCGGCAGGCTTTCTATTTTTCAACCAGAATATCTGTGCAGTAGTTTCAGGAGGAATATACAGCTCTTCGTCAACCATCTCAATATGCTCTATTTCACTGATACGCTTACCGTTATCGTATAGTACCTCTTTAACCTTAACTGCCCTTTTGACTATTTTGTTTATGCCTAAGGCCTTTTGAAGCAAGGCATTTTCAACCGCAATATCAACAACTTCCTTACCTTTTTTTAAGGAGTCGGATATGTTGGGATACTTCTTCTTCCAATCATACAGAGTAGCTCTATTTATTCCTATCTTTCCGCTAATATCATCATCTGTTAATCCATCCCTGGCATACGCTTCTAATCTCAGTAAGCCATCAGGAGTTAACCAATATTCATATTTACCTTTAGCCATCAGGCTCACCACCTCGATTCATTTGTTTCGGAGTATTAAAAAAGCACCCCACGAAGGATGCTCTTAAATATTTATTATTGACTAATTATTGTTTTTCTTCTTAAGAGCCGTAACGATAATCAAAGTTAAATATAATAGGCATAAAAAAACATATATAAGTGTTATAATTAATGTGGAAGAGAATATATATAGCAAGTTTAGGCTGAATTTATTAATCATTACTACAGGTATAAAAATTGCAATACAGAGTAATAAAGTAAAGCATGTTATCATATAGGTATACAATATTGTTTTATAGTGTCTTGAATTCATAATATCTTTCGTTCGCTCATTACCATTGAATCCTATTAAAATTGATACTGCTGTAATAATAAACCCCAGTAATGTACCCCATATTCCCAACATAGTTTTTACAATTTCTATCATGACAACGCAATCAATTACATAACCAGCTCTTTTTGCAAGAAGTACAATAAGCCAAGAAATTGCACAACTTATTACTAGCGGTAAAATACATATTAATGACATAGCCTTCATTTGTTTCTTTTCTGCTTTCATATGACCGCTTCCTTTCAAATATAGACTAATCGTTTTTTACTACATAAGTATAAAAATTAAAAATTTCATTATACATTTCAATTGAATCAATAGCTCTATCTGTAGTAAGAATAAACTTTTTAGTGCAGACTAATTTATCTCCAAGTAAATCTATAGCATCTTTATAAGTACCCTGACTTACTCTAAAATACGCAATTTCTTCCCTGTTGGCAGTTATAAGATTTTTCATTTCATCAATACTAACTGGTGGCTCAAATCCGCTTTTCTTCTTAGTTTTTCTTCTTTTTATAGAAACCTCATAAGTATCTATATTTGGGGTGTCTATAAAAAATGCTCCTATAATACCCATTTGATTTCTTAATACAGTTTTAATTGCCTCAGTATTCTTAACTGCAATTTCAAACAAACTATAAGTAAGACCTTCAGCTAATAGGTTGAATATATCATTTCTTATTTTTCCCATGCACGTAATTTGTCCAAGAGACCTAACTACATGAGGTAAATAATGTATAATCGAACTTGGTCTAGCACCTGAAAAATTAAATTCAGCACCCATTATTCCTGTATCCGGGAACAAAATACAATGAGTTATTTCAGCTATATTAAAATCCCCATTAACTTCTGAGGTAATACGTGTAAGTTTACCACTTTTTTCAATAAACGGCAAAGCATTTGTTCTACACAGAACTAATTTAAATCTTATTCCCTCTGTTTCGCTAATATCGTCTACTATAATATATATATTATCACCAGTTTCTGTTTCGTATTTTATCTTTGTTAATAAAACTCGAATATTAACATCATCTTGCTCGCTTTCAATTTTTTTATATATATTATCAATATAATTAAAAATTCCCATAAAAAGAGTCTTTTGATCTTCTGGTGTGCATAATGTATTAGTTTCATCTGTCACTTGTGCTACTACATCATAATAATAGATTTTTCTTTCAACCTCCGAATTTGCCATATTATACCTCCAAAAATGCTTTTCCAACATTATACACCTATTGGAAATATTGTTCAACATAAAAGGGTAAATAATGACAAATTATGTTACTTTTTGTATACAGCTCATTATATCGAACATTAGTTCTATTTTCAATAGTCATATCTTACTAATTTATAGCATTGAGTTAATATAGTTTTAAAAAAGCACCCCGAAGGATGCTTTACTGTTTATTTTTGGATTGGATTTTCTAAAAAGTATTTCATCAAACCTGATAGTATACCTGGTATACAACTCTTTCCAATACCATATATTTCTTTTAATACCTGATGAATTTTATTTGGCTGCTTGCTGTGTTCTTTTAAATCACCTAATAAATTATTCAAATACTTTAGTTCTTCTTCTGAAAACTCATTACTATTTTTAGCTTGACCCATTGCTAAATCAATAACACTATCAAATCCACTTACATTAATACCATTTAATCCATTTCCAAATACTTCTATTTTAGCCAAAGTGACATCGCTGTCATTTGGTACATCTAAATATATACCATTTTTACCATTATTTTTAGATGTGCTGTTAACTATCTTAATACTATCAATGTTACCTTTAAAATGAAACCCATCTCCACCGTTATTACCTGCAGAACAATCATCCATATATATTGGCATAAATACACCCTCCCTTTCACCCAAATAATACCACTTATAACCAATATTTGCAATAGGCTTGTACTAAAAGAGGCACCCAGTCTTTAACAACCAAATGCCTTTTTGCATTGAGGAGTATTAATGAGGTTCCCTCTGGGGAAGAGGGAATGGAATTGGCAGGAGTCGAACCCACATCCGTTGTCATACGATACATGCTCTGCCCATTGAGCTACAATCCCAGATGTTTTTCATGTTAACGTACACGAAAAACTATACTAATAAAAACTAAACGAATTCATTAAAGAATGAATTAAACTACACTTTCTTTTCGGGAAAGGCCGAACAAAGAAGTATGAAGAAAATCGCCTCTTGGACATTATCGGACTCGAACCGATGTTTCAGGATTTGCTATCCTCGTTCTACCAACTGAACTAAATATCCACGCAACATGTAAGACAGTTGCCAGCAATAGTCATTTTATTTTTAAGTGGTGAGTACTATAGGACATTCCACTCTGCATGCGGTGTTTGAAACTCCTTGAACTATCCGCTAAAGTTTTCACTGTTTGTTACAGCTTTATGGTCGTCACCATAAGAAGTCATATTGGTCGAATTACCGTGCAGTCGATAACTTATAATTTTTTATTTTTGCATCCTAACAATAACATAAACATTGTGTATCATTCTATACCATGATAATTTTTAGTTTAGTTGCCATATATTTTTTGATAATCTTCTTCATTGCAAACAAAATTATCACACACTTGACAATACAATCTTTTACCGCCATCTTTATAGGCAAAATCCATATTTTCTTCAATATTTCCATTAAAATCATAAAAATTTTTGACATCTCGAAGTGAATATTTTGCATATAATCCGTTGGTTCTACCACAATGCGGACATCTTCTTTCTCTATAATCCTTATTCATATGATACCACTTCCATCCTCGACTTAATTTACCATCTTAAAATTTCTCAATGCCATGCCATGGTATCTATGTGTCTGCATCCAACTGTAATCAATCTCAACACATATATTCTCCCAGGGCTTAAACTCTATGTACCGCTTATGGAGAATACTGCTCTCAATCCCATCGGGCATATCAGCTATACGGATTTCAATTTCAATTCTTTTCTTCATGCAATCAGCTTTCATCTGAATAATCTTTGTAAATACCACTTCAAGCTGAACCATGTAATCCGATAAATCAGTCTGCTTATTTCCCATTGGCATATCTGTGATTGACTGCACCTTAGCTGACTCTGCAGCAATTCGGAGTGATTGTATTTGCTCTTCCAGGGATCTCAATTTCTTACACAGATTTTTATAGCTATTCAGGTATTCCTTTTTCTGTTCATTCTGTTCTTTCTCGGTCAATCACATCACCGTCCTTTTATGCATCTTTACATTGGCCTGCCATAAAGTGTTCTCTGCCACAACAATATACAGTCTCAGTCACTCCTTTTTGCTTACGCTTATATTTATATGGCCATGTGTCTCTAGTAACTCGTCCAGTAAGTAGTATTTCTTTGCCACATACTCTGCATTTAACACTATCCTTTATCTGCTCAGGGACGCTCCTTTCGTTTCTGCTCTACGATAGAGTCACGGAAGCCATCTGCCTTAATAAATGCCTTACGACTCAATTTGTTATTTGATATAAAATTATTTACCTTAGATTTATTTACACCAAAGTAATCAGCAATTTCATGCATATTCTTATTCTCTTCATGATACATTTTACTTACCGCTTCAACTGTCATTTCTGGATACTTAACCGGCTCTAGCTTCTTCTTAATTGTACTCGCTTCCATATCTTTCACAGCTGCTTCGAATTCCAGATTAATTACAGCTGCTTTCTTAACTACCGGAACGCTCTCCTTAATCTTCTGTTCCTCCTGGATCAGTTTCTCGGCTATCTTCTCCTCGAGTAAATCAATCTTTGCTTCCACTGGTCCAACACCAAGTAATCTCTCTAGCTCTGCAGTCTTATCTTTCTGGGCCAGGGTAATTGCATCTAAAACTGTAGCTTTTATTTCTTGCATCTTCTCCGGACTAAGAACTCTGATAAAAGTCGTACCGTGTCCCTCCACGTAAAAACATACATCACCTATTTTAGCCTCTGATACAACACCCTCGAATTCCTCTACTTCACCCATTAACTTATTGATAATAACTACATGGCTATTTGCCTGCTCTAATAATTCTTTACTGTTCATCATATCGTTTTCCTCCTCAAATTTAGTTTAGTTAACTACTGCTCTATACCGTCCCATATAAGGTTCACATTGCATAAAGGACAATTTTCTGCTCCATATGTTATTTGATGTTTATCCCCCAATGCTTCACATATAGGGCAGATGTGCTTAACGTATCTTGGTTGTATCGAGTAATGAAGAGTCAGGGGCTTGATTTTGACTGTTCTCTTATAACTCAATTCTTCATCTGCTACATCGCCCTCTATTACAGTTGGCTGATAATCTAACGTAGGATGAAGATATCTGGTACGCATTCCATCTGTTTCAAGCAACCAATTAGGTGTATTCTCTTTCATTCTATCTGCATCAATCAATCTCATAAGTCGTCTTCCTTTCCCAAATCTTAATTTAATCAAATGTTATCCTCAACCCTAACTCATCTCTGATCCGTTCAATCATCTCCGTTGTATCACCATTATTCCGACAAACATCCTCAACCTTTTTATCAAAGGTCTCCTTGAATTTCTTCGCCTGCATCTTTCCCATTCCGAATTCATCTGCCAGGGTAATCAGAGATACTGCAATCGCCATCTGAGTAGCATGAAATTCCATCTTATGTACCGCTTGTTCCACTTCAGTTTTAGATAACGTAGTGGATACTCCGGATATGTTTCGATACTTGATTTCTTTCTCCAGGGCTTCAATGCCACCTTTTCGGACAATGTCTAATGCCAACACTAATCCTTGGTTGCGGCCTTGCATCAGGTCATTTACTTTCACTTCATTGCCCCCTCTGCTTCGGCTTGAGTAAGAAATACTGTTTTCCCAAAATTATAAGATACTCGGTTCCATCCGTTTCCATGTACAACCAAATTCTTGTCTTCAAAATCAAACCACTCCACATTTACTTTACTTACTTTGTTTTGTGTTAAGATATAGACCTCATCCCCAACTTTACAAGGCAATCTAACAATCAACCCTTGCCCCTCTAACAACTTGATTTCACCTAATGTTGCTGTTGCCTTAATTGCATTATTCTGCCACTCTGTCAACTCGGCCGATAATCTACCATTCTCCTCTAGCAGCTTTGCACATTGGATATGCTCGAAATCGTTTTGCTGCTTTTCAAGTGCTTCGATTGCAGCATTTTCATAGGTCTGTACTTGATCAGCCAACATCATTGCTTTACGAGATTTAAAATAGTTCAAGGCTTTTTCAGTATCATTCATTAGGCTCCTCCGTTTCCACTATTTCACTTATCTTCTTTCCGCAAAACGGACAGTACTCAAAATCATTATCTTTTGGATTTCCATCAGTCAAAACAAGCAGATTAGCACATCCACTGCACTCCCATACACCGCCGTCCTCTTCGTACAAAGAATATGTACATTCTTTCTGCTCGACTAGGATATAATTTCTTGCTAGATTTAATCCCATCGTTACACCATTTGAATAATCAGTGTTGTATTTTTCCTGTAATTCTATCTGCTTATCAATCTTCTTCAATACTTCATCCACTTTAACAACCTCCTTACTTTTTCTGAACCTCTTTCAGATAATCAATCAGAGCTGATTTATTAGTTTCGCAGTCCCTAAAATGCTTTTCCGGTTTCAACAGGTAGTACTCTTCTTTGCCCCAGCCATCTTTGAATCTATCCTCATATTTTTCGCCGATAGCCTTATAGTCAAACAATCTCGAATAATACACTTTGACCACCATACTGGCATTGTCAGATAAATCATAGCGATAATAACGCTCTTCTGTTTCCTTTGTCTCAATCCATACTGGCCAGGTCTCATAGGCATCTACAAAAGCTGTGCGTTGGTCGTTATTTTTGAGGATTGGCAGCTCTGGTTGTATTGGATTAAGTTCTGGCTCTTTCACTACAACTGGTTTCTTTTTTAGTTCCTTATCGAGAAGGACAATTGCATCGTAACGCATCTTTGATTTTCTTCTTCCAAGGGCAGTATCATTATTCTTTCGATACAACTCAACATATTCCGTCAGCTTATCAAGTTCGTCGTCTACATCGCGCCATGTGTAATGCTCCGGGTCGATTGTTTCAAGTTCTTCATCCTCTTCTTTATCTTCCGGCTCAGTCTGGATGATATCGGCTTGTACCACTTCTTTGAAAAGTACATTATCTCTGGCATACTTTAGATAGTATCCAATAACCACAAAACACCTAGTAGCATTATTAAGATTAGCTTTTATAAATACTTTTACATCATCATACTGTAGATTTTTGTACCATTCTGGGTTACTATTCATTAATTCTTGTAGTTCCTCATTCACTTAAACCCCTCCTTGCTTCGATAATTTACCATTAGCTTTACTCCAACAGTTTTTATGTACGAACACATCATGCTTAGCTCTAGTTTTCGTATAATGAAATTCATTATTCTCTGCTTGTAGGTCTGATATGATATCTTTGCAGATGTCACATCGTTTTCCTTTAGCTAGATTAATTAGGCTTTTCGTGTATTCCAACGATTTTAACCTCCTTCGACTTAAATTCACTCTCGATACATTTGACCAATTCAAGTAATATCTGCTGACACAAGTCACAATCATATATTTGATTGATATCCCTCATCTCCTGGGCTACCTTTACCCAATCGTCTGGATTAGATAGGTCTTTCCACTTCGTATAAAACAGATATGTGTATTTGAATATGTCCTTTACCTCTACTGGTGATGGTATCTTTTTATCTAAATCAGCCATAAATAATCCTCTTTTCTGCTCCGGTTACAATTTTTAACCCCTTGGTTACACTTTTTACCCTATTGGTTACAGTCATTTGTAACCGAAGAATGTAGTGTTTTCTAAGGCTATCGGTCACGGTTACAAAGTTACAACTTTTTTCACCCCTCTTACGCGCGAGGAAAAATCGTAATATTCGGATTTTATTTTTCATTTCACAGGGTACCTATTTTCCTTGTAACTTTGTAACTTTGTAACTTTGTAACTTTTACTTAAATGGCAACTCTTCTTGTTGTGGGATTTTCATAAATCCATCTTCATCAAGCTCCGGCTTAGAATCCACTTGTTCTGCATTATCGAGTTTAAGGAAAATACATCTACTTGCTTTACCACCTAGTTTTTTGACCTTAGGCTCTGTACCAAACTTGAGAAGATTATTCTTATCTGCCCAACTGAGAAAAGCTTTACCAGAGAAACTGCCTCTATCACACATTTCCTTGAATATATTGTTATGTATAACCGCATATCCATTCTCAATAGTTCCCCATATTTCACCTTTATATGTTCCGAAATCTGGTACAAAATTATTTCTATGAACTGCAATATCCGATAGTACAAAGTCATAAGCTCTTTCATTCTCGGAAACTTCGCCTTTGTTCTTTAATATGTCAACGCAGGTGTCAAAATCAAGATAAATTCCATCCTCGAATATGTAATCCGTCGCTATTTTATCAGCCGTTAAAAGGATACTCATTGGTAAAACTTGCTTTTCCTCTTTCTCTACTTCCAACTCTTTAGCCTTATCTAATATCCTCTTTGAAAAATCTTGTTGTATCTTCTTAATTTGTCCCATTCCAAGCTGATTTACAGTGTCTATAAATATCTGCCCCGCAAAGCCATAGTTGTTTTTAATAAGTTCTGCTATTTCTCCGCCCTCAGCTGATGTAAACATATATCCATCTTCCATTTCAACTTCTATAATTCGGTTTATTGCTCCGCCTTGCATCGTTTCACTGATCAAGGAATGCTCGCTGTTAGTAACAATGACATTCTTCCAATAACGCTGCCTCTGTAGTCCTAGGTTGACCGTTGCCCTATCTTTACCACCGCCATTACATAAGTTGTACACATACTCTGAAAAATCATCCTTAAGCTTTTTTTGAAGTTGCGATAAATCATCTATCATTAAAGGAAAGTGATTAAGAAAATCCAACCTTATTTCTACTGATGCAGGAGTACCGTTTGCTTTAACCCAATACTTTCCTTCCTCTGGATTAGCCCATACTGATGTAGCAATCATAAGTGCAACTGTTTTACCTTTACCGGTCTCTCCATATAAATTAATTATAAATGGCAGTGCATTCAGCTTATGAAGCAATGGACTGGCGAAGGATCCAGCCAGGTATAATCTCGTTTCAATTCGATTTCCTTTTCTGATTTTTTTAATCAAATCAAGCCATTTTTCATAGCTTCCATATTCAACAATGCTGCTAAATGTACTTTTAAAGTTTTCATCTCCATCGAATATTACCCCGGAGTCATACGGCATAAACACGTTATTAATCCATCCTAATTTAGATGTAGATATCTGTTCGGTAATTGTGCTTGAATTGTAGCTTTTCATATCGGCTATATATTGTACTAGGGCTTTGGAATTTTCACTCGTAACTCCTATGCCGTATTTGGAAAGAGAGACAATTTTATTTGCTGACGATATTGTCTCGTTGTCGACAATAATTTCTTTCCATCTTCCTTTCATTTGAAAGGCTAGTTTAACTTTTACATAATCGGTCTCAGCATTAGTCAAAATTTGAATAGGCATAATCGGATGAGTGCAAGCAATTCTTTCGCCCAGATAAGTAAATGCGCTTATACCATTATCGTTGGCAATCCACATACCGCAATTCATCTGCGGATAATCACCATAAAAATGTGTCATTCCATCATGCTCAACCTGGTTGAGAGGCTTTGTGCTGCTACCTTTTTCTAGCTTGGATTTTTCCTTCTTGTATGCACTTACGAGTTTTTCAAACTTCCCTTTAACCCCCAGTGTTTGAGCCTTGTCTATGAGCGTAAGGAGCATCCTGGCCTTGAATACTTCATCTAGTTCTTCGAGTACTTCACATATAACGTCTTCTGATAAAATAGTCATAGCTGTCAAACTATCTATTTCTTGCAGTGTTATCACCTCTTTTCATCCTGTAATTCAAGTAAGTAAATCTGATACGGTAATTTATTCTGTACATAGCACCAGAGGTCTGAGTATGGTTCTGATGTCTTAATAATGTTTCTGTAGGCGGTTACGTATGCTCTAATTCGCCTTAATTCAACATCAATCTTGTGTTGTCTGATATTCCTGTCTTCTCGCTCCTTAATGGCTGATTTAGCCTTTCTGATAGCTGTAAAACTTGGTTTTTCTGTTCCACCCAGTAGTTCGAAGGCTGTCCAGAAATCGCAATACTCGAAATGCATTGTGATATCAAAAATATCCATACTCTTATCGCAAACGAAGCAGCGACAGCCTGTTTTGAATACTTTCATGTTGTAATCCTTTCCATCATGGCAAAAGCCCTGGCATCGGTTTCCTCTTACTTTTACACCATACCGAGAAAGTATATCCGGAACTGATATTGTCGCTCGTAATGCTTCTTTTCTTTCTTCAATTTCTTCCCTGGTCAAATCTACTCACCACCTAAGATTTCAATAATTCGCTTTCCAGTATGAAGTTTGTCGCAAAACATGAATTCACATCCATATTTCCGTTCCATAGTGGTCATAATCTTGGATAATGTTTCACCAGACATTGCCTTGTTACCATCTTTTTTCCTGGGGTTCTGCCAATTAGCCACATCCTCAACTGACTTAATCTGATTACTATGCTCGATAAGGATAATCAACTTAATTCCCATCTCCTGAGCCCTGGTTAATTCAGCTCGGAACCGTTCATGCTGCTGGCACATATTACTGCACATCTCGGTCAAGTTCTGCTTACGGTCGATTATTAATCTGGGGTTGTCCAGGGACATATAGTCCCCGGCCCATAATTTAGATATGTAATACTTAACCCCTTGTCGACCGAACTCTTCTATAATTTTCTTAATAGCCCTTGCTTTTTCTCGACTATCAATTTGTACTGTTAATCCAATCATGCTTTCGCCTTTCTTAGTTGAATGGAAGTTCTTCATCGATACCATCTGGAATATTCATAAATCCATCACCTGCTGCACTGCTTGGCTCTGGTCTTGAAGATTGGTATCCCTCTTGTCCACCACCGGAAGCTTTACTCTCTACGAATTCCACATTCTCCACAACAACATCAGTGGTATAAACCTTGACATTATCTTTATTCATGTAATTACCGGTTTGTATCCTTCCTGTTAATCCGATGCGCTGCCCTTTAGTAAAATACTTCTCAATAAATTCAGCTGTTTTACCAAATGCTGTACATGATATAAAATCCGCATCAGGTTGTCCCTCTTTCTTAAAGCGTCTATCAACTGCAATGTTAAACTTTGCAATTGAAGCTCCACCATTGCTATATGTTACATCTGGATCTCTTGTCAACCTTCCGACTAAACCTACATTATTCATGTATTATTCCTCCCTAAAATGGTATAATGTCTAAATTCAATTTAAACCCTTTATCCGCTACAGAAACTAACGTTCTATTGCCGACAACTGCTTGCACTTCTTCTAAGAATAGCTTTTCATCACTATTACCATCTGACAAATGGAGCAGAACGACATCGTCAAGGTTATAAGTTTTATTAACCTCTATGAACTCCTTGCATGTCTCTAACTCCATATGGGACGTTATTATTCGGTCTCGCAATCCCTTTACCGTTTCGCCCTGGTGCATACGTCCGTCAATTATCTTCTGGGAGTAATTGCACTCGATCAAGATATGATTAGCTTTCAATTTAGCGAAATTATGCTTTATGTATTCGGTGTCAGTAGCAAAAATTAATATACCGATTTCCGGATGCCGGATGATAAACCCAAACGGTTCGGCCGCATCATGAACTACCGAGAAGGGTGTAATCGTAAAATTCCCTAGCTGGTACCAATATCCGGACCGCATAACCTTGTCAGATATCTCAACTTCGTACGGAAGAGTTGACCAGGTTCCTTGACTTGTCATTATCCGGATACCACTTTTCAAATAATCTTTGACTTGTCCGAAATGGTCTCCATGCTCGTGAGATACCAACATACCTACAATCTTTGAAGTATTAAAATCTATAGCTTTCTTCACTTCTGAAAACTTAATACCTGCTTCGATGATTAAGCACTCCGTTTCATTCTCTAGGAGGTAGCAGTTACCTAAGCTACTGCTACCTAAACATCTTAAATTCATATGGCTACCTTGGCATCCAATCCGGTTCAGTAGAAGCGGCAGGAGTATTTCCCTTAGTATTATTGATTGGCTCCTGCTTTGCTTCACCAACTACATCGCCCTCAAAAGTCTCAACCGGTATCTCGAATTCTTCTTTATTGGCATTCTCTCCGATTTCTTCCTTGCTCTCTATTGCAGCAACGTCGATAGCTTCATTATCAAGAGTATTATTAAACTCTTGGATAGTTTCATCTGATACAAGACTGCTATCATCAGAAGAATTAATAAGCTGCTTACACGCACGATTAAGAACGGTCTTCTTTACCATTTCCTCGGAAAATAGATTGTGAGCCTTTGAGTTTCCCTTTGCTGCACCCATTCCCCATGAATTATGAATCTGATTAATATTCATGATCTCAACGATATCCATCTTGTCCGTCCTAACAATTGCATAGGCTCCAACGATGCTTGCATTGTCAATGTTCTCAATCTTCTGTTCATGCTTTAAAATCTTCTTTTCGCCAGTATCAACATTGATTGCATATTCAAATACATCGCCCTTATAAATTACATTTGCAACTGGTTCACCGGTAACATTGGCCACTCTCTTTGTAACTGCCAATGTGCCGAAATAACTCGGCATAAGGGTACATGTTGAACCCATTGCCACAAAGTAACATTGTTTCTTAACTGGATTAAGACCTTGCGTTGCCATGCTCATAAGAGAATTAACAACACTTGTCTGAGTACATACATCAAGGAGTGGCTTATCGTTTTTATCTGTAGCTTGTTTAAGCATGAGATAAGCACTGTTAAGGGCATTTTCCAATGAATAACTAGTTGGGAATTTCAATCCCTTCTGTTGCTTATCTTTAAGCTGAGTGGTTAAGCCATCAATTCCTTTATTATCAATCCCATATTTCTTTTGTGTTGCTACTGCTGTTTGTTCCGCCATTATTTTTCTTCCTCCTTGTACTTCTCTATTATTTCACCATTAAAACATCCAGTTCCTTTGAACCTCTTGCAATTACCACCACAACTACACTTATCTTTATCAGAACCATTACCACCACGATTACATTCACTGCACGCAACCCATAAATGACCTTTTAAATCTCTGTAGCTATGCATTAGGCCACCTCTACCTTTAATTCTCTGCCTTCTGTAACCGACAAAGTAATCAACTGGCAATCCATCTCTGGAACATTGAAATCATTAATTCTCTCAGCGTTATCCAGGAACACCGGCACCGATACTTCATATATCTTTTGAAGCGCCTGAATGATATCCAACTCAGCCAATATCTTATGGCCGCTATTCAATGCACTGCTATAAGATTGTCCATTCACCAAAGGCTCACAAATCGGATTGTACCCTCCATTGATCTGGCGTTCGAACAACTTCCATCTAACAATCTTGAAGTGAGAATTAATCTTCTCGGATAATAGATTGACTTTTGCCTTATTGAACTCCTCTAGTAAATAGATCTCTTTTTCAACTGTGGCAATATCTTGGCTTAACTTCTTCTGTTCAACCTTCAATTCCTCTACTCTCAATCGAGCATTTGCAATAACTTGCTTTCCGGAAAGGATCCTATTTACCGCATCGATCTCGGTCTGAATGCTTCTCTTCTCGGCTATAATAGACTGCTTCAATGCTTCACTGTCTTTGGTCATTTCTATAGCTTTTTCAAGGTTCATTTCTGAATTCATTAATGAACTCTTAACTGTTTGATAATCTGAGTTCGTGGTTAGATCTATCGATGCAACAGGAAGTGCCGCAAGTTCCTTTTGCAACTTTTCTCGCTCTTGTGTAAAGGATATTATTTCTGCGCTGACTACAGATAGATGCTTTTCAAGTTCCTCAAGATTAACCTTGCACGCATCAGCGGAATCCTTTGCATTTTTACCTGCGTGATTAGTTGCAAGTAATCGTCTTTCCTTTTCGATATTAAAAGCTTTTACCATATCCTCTTTCATTTCGTCAGGATAACCTTGGTGGCATACTGGACAAATATTAGATCCTTCGTCAATGATTCTGGATTTCTCAGCCGTGTATTCCTCACCAAGTTTTTTAAGACGCGTTTCACCGTCTTCAATAGAAGCCTTCACGCTCACTATATGGCTTTTGGTTCTAGTTTCTTTGTAGACCGCATCCGATAAGGATTGATCCGCAGTAAAAAGCTTATTCTGTGCCGTTCTTCTAGCAGCCGAAGCCATATCATTCTCGGACCGTTCTATTTCAGCAAGCCTACCTTTGGCCTGAGATATCTCAGTTCTCAGTTTATTAACTAAGTCATTGGCTGACGATGTATCTCCGGATCTACTTTCAACTTCTGTAAGTTGATTTCGAAGTTCTACAAGCTTATTCTCTTGTTCGGAATAATCAACCTCAATAATAGTCTTACTGACTTCATCAATTCTGGCCGGAATCTCTTCAAGCTTCTTTTTATTTTCGAGAAGAGCTTTCTTATCCCTGCTCATGATTTCCTCTGCGGTAAACTTAGCGAGCTCTCCAGACAAGCCATCAGATAACTTTTTATCAGTTGCCAATACATCCGCATCGGTAACATCAGAAACTAATTTAAATAAAGTCTTACGACGGTCAACAGGCTTCTGAGCCATGAATGCATTGGTGTTGGACACAAACTTAAATACTTCTTCTGGTACAAATGCTTCTATGTATGCCTTGAATTCTTTTTCTGACTTGGGGATGGTATTTATAACATACTTATTTTCATTTCCTTGGAATGTCTGTTCTTCGCTGCCCCTTTTGGTTACCCAGTTTTGCTTCTGTATCTTAGTGATATCCAGAGGCTTACCATCAATCTCAAAATCTGCTTTAACGGAAATCTCCACGAAGTCGATATCAACTCCCAACTTGTCCTTAGGGCGAATATCAAAAGAAGATGATCCATCCAAACTCTTACCGAAGAGCAACCACATAACTGCATCTGCTACCGTAGTTTTACCGGAGCCATTCATTCCTTTGATGGCTGTTTTATCTCCAAAATCAACCATCCTATCTTTACACCCTTTGAAGTTCTGGATGTGTATTCTTTTTAGTATCATTTTCATTCCCTGTTACCTCCTCATTATCTTGGTTACAATCCGAGCATTCCTCTCCCGGATCAAGTGCCGCTCCACAGCCGGGACATGTATGGTAATAACTCATAAGCCTTTATCCATAACCATGTCGGTTACGGCCAATGCACAGTTCTTACAAATATGTACTTCCTTTACCGGATACAATTCAAACAGCTCACCGGTCCGGCCACAAATAGCACATTCCTTTGAATTCTTCCGGACGCATATCTCTTCGCCTGCCATGTACATATCAACTGGATCCTTCTCTGCTATGCCAAGTGATCTCCGAACTTCAATCGGTAATGTATACCTGCCTAATTCATCAAGCTTTCTTCCCTTTCCCTTCTTTAGGTGAATAACTTTTCCTTCTATGTACAAATCCATAAACGTTCCGGGTTCTAAATCCATCGCCCTTCTATATTCCATCGGAAGAGTGATTCTCCCGAGTTCATCAATTTTTCTAACGATTCCACGTGCCATTATTTAATTACCTCCCCATCTGCTTCAATTCCATTCTCGCGACACCAATCGCTGAACAAGTCACCATCTTCATCTACTAGTTCCACGTAATAAGGAAGTCCCATATCGTATTCATCAACCTCAGCGACCACTCCTTTCGTTCCTGCCTCATAATCTGTTGATGCCTCTGTAAATACAACCTTTTGTCCAACTTTAAACATATTGCGTTCCTCCGATTTCTGTGCTATGATGCACTTAGATTATTTACCTTTGAGCCTAGCGGGATTGCACTCCCAATGGCTCTTTTTTAATGCTTCCATACTATTCCCTTGCTACGATACTTTTCTTCCATGATCCCATTGATTTTGTTCTCAATGCGGTCGATGTCATCTGAAACTGTAATTCCATCTGCTAGCAAACCAAAACCTTTTAATACGTTGTAACTACCCTTTGCTATGCATAAAACACGCAATGCTTCCTGCAGATCTTTGATACTGCTTCCGGCTCCGATGCTATTTGCTGACTGCAGATACTTATGCATCCGTTTGATCTGTACTGTTACTGCATCCTTATCTACGGGTATTACGATTTGAATTCCTGTTGGCATGATTTACACCTCCTTCCTAAATTCAGTTACTTGACCATTTTCGATTACGGTTATTTCGCCTTTCATATCAAACATATCAAGGCAATCTTGGATTGTAATAGCTTCTTTATTCACTGCTTGTCCCTCCTTTTTCTTGTAAATTTCTCCATATTCTTCTATAATGTGTATATCAGAATTGAATATCTGAAATACATAAGAAAGGAGTTTTTACTTATGAATATGGTTCCTGTTACATCTTCAAATTTAAGCGCTGTTGGTTATGAAAACAGTACGCTCTTTGTAAGTTTCAATTATGGTGGTTTGTATTCCTATGATAACGTTCCACAATCGGAACATAGAGCCCTTATGGCAGCTACCTCGCATGGTAGTTATTTTGCTGCTCATATTAAGAATTCTTACCGCTGCACAAAAATTCGCTAGTCAATTATTACTAGAATAGTTGCTGGACCAACTTCGCTGCTAATTACTTCCTTATATGGTTCAGCAATTATTTTCCTCACACCTTCGCGTTTTTCTAATTCCCTTACTAGATCCGATGTACTTACATCTCTTAACATGGTTCTTCCTCCTTTCAATCATCACTCTCGTACTTGGTATTCTCATAAGCAAACTCAACCATCTTTGATACGATACTTCTTAGTGACTCTCCTGTTTCATCTGCAATCTCTAAAACCTTGTTGTAGCAGTCAGCGTTAATTTTGATCACTACTTGTCCAGTTGCTTCGACAGGTGGACGCTTCTTACGCTTGAATATTAGTTCTGGCATTTCAAACACTTCCTTTCTTGTAAAATTTCCAATATGCTCCTATAATGTAGGTATCAGAATGATACGCTGAAATACATATGAAAGGAGTTGTTACTATGTCTGATTCAGTTGAATTGTCAACTTTCCCATCTAATCGGTTAGATGGCCTTACCCTTCTTTATCTTGAAAAACAGGATCTTTCAAATTTGTCCCCCGAAGAATTTGTAGATAAATATTATATTGTAAGGAAACAAATAGCCGAACGAATTAAAGTAAATCGACAATAGCGACCATGGCCATTGTTATTTCTGGTAAATCTTCATCTAAACAAGTCTTAGATCTCTCCGCTAATAGTTTGAGCTGTTGGCGGAGTATTTCTTTTTCTGATATTTCACTGATTAATTCTGGCATTGGGCCCTCCTTTCTTCTCAATTTCAATTTCAAGATAAACTCATATTTCTATTTTCTTTTTCCAAAAGCAAAAACACTTACCAAAAATATTGATCTGCAGCCACGATTCCGAATAATAGATTTCATTTTCTTTATACTTAGTTAGATAATGTTTCACAGCTCGTCCTCCTTTCTTACCTTGTAGCTAATCTGTACTTAATAAGATTTTTCATAATATCAACAGCTTTCTTATTTCCCTGCTCAATCATGTATCCAAGCCACATTCTTAAATGTGTCAGATAAGAACCATCCTCTAATTGTTCTGTGTATTCCTTTGCATAATCTGATAACGTAGTTTCTAATCCGATATCATCAATTGCATCAATCTCACGTGCCAATTCTGCACTTTTTGAAGTTATTTCAATTTTTAAAAGTTCCACCTTTACCATGACTTGTCCCTCCTTTCACCGCCTAGGCGGTTTTATCTGATTCGTTCCTGCCAAGACCCCATTTCTTAGTCTTGAAGTTATAAGCGACATCTCCTTTGATCCACCATTTGATTAAAAGATATCTCGTCCAGATTTTAAGTCCAAAATCCTTAAACATATATTATTCCTCCTTTCTACATAACCCTCTGAGCATTGTAATTCTGAATGTTCAGCTTTGAATTATTGCAAGGCCCCCACCCCTCGATATAACGAATTGCATCGTCAAATCTGAGTCTTGGTGTGTTGTTTCTGGAATTAACATTAAAGTAGTTCTTAAAGTCTTTTCCGCACTCCTTAAATAACTTTTTACCTATTACTGCATAAGCATTACTTTCTTTGCCGCCTAGCCAATTGGTTACTGCTCTGTTGACCTTCTCGGTTAGTACTTGTTGTTGTCCGTAGTCAATCACCATGGTATTTTCTAGCTTATCAACTCGCTGTTCCACATCGTCAATCATACCTAGCTGAATACGTAACATTTCCTTTTCAGACAATGGCTTTTGGTATGAGCCTGTTTTGCGTATGGATGGTAGAACCTCTGATGTAACCCATTTTCTGAATTTCTTAGCTGAAGGCTTGTCGCTTCTTATAATGACGGTGTACAATCCGCTTTCATTTATAAAATTAGTCTCACCTGAACGACTGCCTAAGTCTAACTTAGTCACTTCATCAACCTCTAATCTCTGGAGCACGACCGAGGCATTAGATAAATCCAAAATGTCGCACACATCTTTCAATGCGAACCATGGAAAATCTTCAATCATTACCGTTCTTACTTCTCCAAATTCTTCATTTTTAAAAATCTGTAAATTGTTCATTTGTTTTCTCCTTTCACTTGTTCGACCGTCATACCTAAATACTCAGCTAGTTTAAACGGGCTGATATGTATTGTATTATGTCTTCCAGTACTTGATGAAATGGCTCTTCCAAACTCCAATGCTCCGTGTTTTATTCCCTCCCTGATACATAGCTCGCTAAGTCCAGTTAGCTTCGCAGCTCTTTTAACTGTAATCCGCTCTGCCATACTGCCTCCCTTCATAAAAGTGATTAATATTCTTTTTTAAGTTGATTTATAATCTACTTCTTTGGTAAAAAAAATCTTATCCTTTTCCTCAAGAGAACTAATATTAAGTATTTTACATAAGATTACAATTTCTGTAGGTTTAAACTCGTTTAAGTTTTCAATCTTTTTCTGCAACCCATATGTCGTAATGCCTAACTGTTCGGCTATTGCTCCTTTTTTTAATCCAGAGTCAGCTATCAACCCCCTTAATCTGACGGTATCTGTCACATAATCACCTCCTTTGTTGATTTATATTCTACTTTCACTAATAATATAACTTATTGTCGATTAAATGTCAACATTTATTTAAAAATATTTATATAAAAGTTGATTTTTAATATTTTTCATGCTAATATATTGACGAGGAGGTGATATTATGTCTACTGAAATAGGGAAAATCATAAAACAAAGAAGAGAAGAACTTGGAATGACTCAAGAAGAACTCGCTCGAAAACTGAATTATAAATCTAAATCTACTATAAATAAAATAGAATCAGGCATTAATGACGTTCCGAGAACAAAGATAATATATTTTGCTAATGCTTTGGAATTGTCTCCTTCAGACTTAATGGGATGGTCAAGCGATGAAAAGTATAAACACAAAGTCCATGCTTTAGATCTAGAAGCGTTTCTATTAAATAACACCAAGTATATAATTATGTGTATAAGCAATGTATTAAAAAACGAGCGTATTAATAAAGATCTAACTGAGAAATCGGTAGCTTTAAACGCTGGAGTTACATTGGAAGAATATTTGATTTTAGAAAACGACTATGTAAATATTGGTGCAGTTAAAATTGAAAATATAATTCAAGTACTAGATATCAATTTTGACCTTTTGCATGGAATGTTAATAGCCTTTAGTATTATTTTTAAGTCAATAGATGGGTCAGAGGGAACAGAATCTGATAAAACATACTCTAAAGAGGTTTATGCTAAAAAATGCATTATGGATTCAAATGAAAATAAAAAAGCTAATAAAATGCGTGATGATATTAAAAGTCTTAGGTAGAGGAGTGGTTTTAATGAGATTACCAAACGGGTACGGTTCTGTTTATAAGCTATCCGGCAAAAGAAGAAAACCATGGATTGTGAGAAGAACTAAAGAAATTATTTATAATGAAGAAACAAACAAGCCAAAGCAGCTATATGAAATAATCGGGTACTACGATACTAAGCCCAAGGCATTGCAAGCCCTAGCAAAATATAACGAAGATCCTTATGATTTGCATTCTGATAGTATTACTTTCTCTGAGTTGTATGACAAGTGGAGCGAAGAACATTTCGCAGGCATCGTTCCATCCGCACGAAGAACATGGAAATCAGCATATACTTATTGTAAGCCTTTATATGACTTAAAAATGAAAGAGATCCGAGTGGCTCACTTGGAATCAGCTATCACAACTGCAAGTGTCGGTGATAATACTAAGGTCAGAATGAAAAGCATGTTTAACCTTATGTACCGATATGCACTGAGGCATGAGGTTGTTGATAAGGATTATGCCAAGCTTTGCAATTCGGTTAAAAACGATTCACCTAAAAGGGAGAACATTCCGTTTACAGATAATGAAATAAGTAAATTATGGAATAATTCGAGCGTGCCATTCGTTGACATGATACTGATTGGAATATATTCTGGATGGCGGCCGCAGGAGCTGGCAATCTTAAATACCGCAGATATTGATATCGACAATAAGACAATGTTTGGAGGAATAAAGACTGACGCAGGAAGAAACAGATATGTGCCTATCCACCCATGCTTATTGCAGCTCGTGAAGAACAGATATAATAAAGATAACATAAGCTTATTTAATGATGAAGATGGACAACAAGGAACATCTATGACGTATGATAAATACAGGACTAGATTTAATAAAGTCATGAGCCGATTCGGCATGAAACACCATCCGCATGAAACCAGACACACATTTATTACGATGGCAAAAAGTGTCGGTATGGACGAATACATTTTGAAACTTATAGTAGGACATTCCATTGAAGATATTACTGAAAAAGTTTATACTCACCGAACCATGGAACAACTACAAGAAGAAATCTATAAAATAAAATAAGGGATAGACTATTGAAAGCCTATCCCGTTTTGTTAGTTATAAGTGTTAGTTATTTGTTAGTTATGTGTTACTTATACGGTCAAATTCAATAGCATTTACTTGCTTTATCTCTTTAGTAAAGCCATTGAAACACTGTATTTTACTAGAATTTCTTGCTATCACTTGCTTCTTGAATTGCAACTGCAACAGCAACTGTAGCTCCAACCATTGGGTTGTTACCCATACCGATGAGACCCATCATCTCAACGTGAGCTGGAACGGAAGAAGAACCTGCAAATTGTGCA